GGCAATTTTTTGCATATCTACCACAGAGGGGGGGGAGTCTAAATGGCAAATGGGAAGTTGCCGCAAGAAGTTCACGCAGTTCATGGAAGCAAAGGCATGAACATTGGCGTGAGCATTCCTGAAAAATTAAAAGCTAGAATTCCTTTTGCTGAGTGGGCTAGTCAACCAGAACTTTTCAGCAAGCAAAGATTTGTAGATGAAACTGCTCAATATCTTTTTGACGTTTACGGCATCGGCACAGAGCAAGATAGGCATACATTAATGATGCTTGCAGATCAGATGCAGACTTATATAGACGCAAGGTCACAGCAAGAAAAACATCCGCTAGTTGTAAAAATAAATAATGGCAAAACGCTAGCTCCTAATCCATTTATATCAGTTGCAAATGAGGCAATGAAAAATTGCATTAAAATTATGAATGAATTAGGACTTACTCCTAAGTCTCGTCTTGCCGCAAATAAACTAGAGGATAGTTCACCATTAGGTGATTTCCTGAAAGGCTGGCAACAGTAATGCGCTGGCAAGATGGTGTTGTGTATGCCAATCAAGTTGTGAAGGGCGAAGAGCGTGTTTGTCGTAATGTGCTTCTTGCTTGCCAACGATTCCTTAATCACATAGAAAATAAAGAATGGGAATGGGAGTTCCAACCTAAAGCTGTAGAACATTTCTTGCAGTTCACTACATTTTTGCGTCATGCAAAAGGTGCTTATGCTGGTCAACCAGTAGAGTTGCAACCTTTCCAAATTTTGCTCATTTGCGCTATCTATGGGTTTTATTCTAAGAAAGATAGCGATAAAAGAATGACAACGGATGTTATTGTTTTCATTCCTCGCAAAGCAGGTAAATCTACACTTATTGCAGTCATTGGTTTGTATGAGCTTTTGTTTGGCGAAAAAGGTTCAGAGGTCTATACCTTAGCTACTAATAGAGAACAGGCAAGTATTGTTTTTACTTCAGCCGTTGGTCTAATTGAATCAATGCCATCTGAAGTACAGAAATTGTACAATGTACAAAAGCATCAAATTACTAAGATAGGTGATTCACAATCAATGTTTCGTGCGTTATCGCGAGACACTAAAAAAACAGGTGATGGTCTTAATCCTAGTTGCGCTATTGTGGATGAGGCGGCGCAGATTATTGACCGTAATGCAATTGAGGTGTTGCATTCTGGTATGGTGGCACGAAAAAACCCTTTGCGTATTTATATTACTACTGCCAGCTTTACTAAAGACACTAAGTTTCATGAAGATATGCAGATGATGCAGACGATATTGTCTGGTGAGGCTCCTGATAATCCTCGTTGGTTTGGTCTATTGTATGGATTAGACCAGCATGATGATTGGCGTGATCCTAATACTTGGTCTAAAGCTAATCCTATGCACGGAATTTCAGTCTTTGAAGAAGCTATTAAACAAAGAGCAGAAGAAGCGGCGTATAAGCCAGCGACATTAAATGAGTTTCTTTGCAAAACGCTTAATGTATTTGTTAGCGCAAATTCCGCATGGATTGATAGATCGCATTGGGATTTATGTGCTGCGCCTATGGATGAACGTGAACCAGAAGCAGTTTTTATTGGTTTTGACTTAGCGGCGACTAGAGATTTAAATGCTGTATGTACTCTAAAGCGTTATGCGGAAGATGATTATTTTGCGGAATGGCAATTCTTTCTGCCAGAAGAAGGTCTGTCTCATGTACCGCAGCATTACTTAGATATTTTTAGAAATGCTAAAGATTCTGGAATATTGCGCTTAACGCAAGGAAATGTCATGGATGACCGTGAAATAAGTGATTACATAACCCAACAAGCTAATAAATATGAAGTAAGGGAAATAGGATACGATGCTTACAATGCGGCTAGTTTAGTTGCTAGATTGCACGATCAATCTATGCCAGTAAAAAAAGTAGGGCAAGGAATGGCTGTTTTAAATAATCCTTCAAAACAAATAGAAAAATTAATTTTAGGCAAAAATATTAAACATAATGGCAATCAATTCTTAGGATGGCAGCTCGGTAATTGTGAAGTGTACGAAGATGTTAATGGAAACATAAAAATTCGTAAGAATGAAGCAGACAAATCAGCAAAGGTTGATGGTATTATTGCCTTAATTATCGCAATGCATTGTGCATTAGATCATCCAATGGACAATGGAACCTATGGGTTTCGAACTTTTTAAGGTGCAATTATGGGCGTACTAGACGTTTTTAGAAGAAAAAATAAACCCCAAAAAGAATCTAATACGCTATTTGGGCAGACCACTTTAGGAAATAATATTCTTCGGAATATTGGTTCGCAGTCTGCATTTCAGCAAATGCTGTACGTCACCACCAGTTCTGCTACGCAAGCAGGGCGAACGGTGGATATGTCAACGCTTTCACGCAATTCAACTGTAATGGCTTGCCTTGCGGTAAAGGCTAGAGCTTTGTCGCAATTGCCTGTGCGAATAGTTGCTTACAACGCAAACGATCAATTGGTTGACGCTTGCCATGATGAATCAATTGGGCAGCGTGACAAAATTAAGGCGCGACAAGTTTATAGTCTTTTGGCAAACCCAAATAATTTTCAATCGCAATATGAATTCTGGTATCAGTTTTCTATGTGGCTGGATATGGCTGGCGAATGCTACACAGTATTTTGGCGCAAAGATCAGAGCAAAGCAGATCAAACGCCTTTGGAAATGTATATTCTTGACGCTACGCTAATCACTACGCAATTAACAGAGACGCGCTATCCGATGTATCGGTTAGCAACGCCAAGCTACGGCTTCTCTAAAGATGCGCCATTAGACTATTGGCAAGTAATGCATTTAAACGAAATGGGTTGGCAAGGTTCAGGCAGTTGGAACAAAGGCACTTTGCTTGCTGAATTAATTGGTCTAGATCAAGACATTGATCTTTACGCAAACTATGTAATGCAGAATGGCGCAAAGCCTTCAGGTTTGTTTGTTACCGATCAAGTAATTCCTGATTCCAAATATAAAGAAATTGCTGCGCGTCTAAAGGAAGGTTGGTCACAACTTACAGGTTCACGACCAACTGACCCAAGCAAGCCTGGACAAGGTATGTTGTTAGATAATGGCATGAAATATATGCCTGTTGAAATGCTTACAATTCAAGATGCTGATGTTGCTGCGCTAAAAAGCCAAACCATGCAAAGAATTTGCGGGGTGTTTGGAGTTCCACCACAAATGATTTCTGTGGGCGAAGGTAAGTTTAATAATACGCAAACAATGATGGATGAATTCTATAAATCCACAATGTGCCCATTAATAATGAATGTCGAACAAAAATTAAAAATGAGTTTGTTGCAAGGTTATCCAAACTTATACGTTCAATTTCAGACAGAAAACTTTTTGAAGGGCGCACCACTTGACCAGATGAATTATTCTGTCGCTGGTGTTAATGCTGGAATTTTGACACCAAATGAAGCGAGAAAATATTTGGGACTTTCAGAAATTGATGATACGATTGCGAAAACGCTAGTAAATAAAAGCGGCAAACAAGAACCGATTGCAGGTTCTTCACCACAAGATACAGGCGGCGGCGGTAATACAAGTTCGGTCGGAAAGACAGGACAAAATGGTAAAGCCTAGTCTGAATAGAAAACGGCAAACGCAACAGCAAGCCGAAAATAAAATAAAACAAGATGCCGCAAAGCGCAAAACTAAGCCATTGTTAGTCAATGGTATGCAATTAAAAAAGGTGATATTCCATGACTAAAAACGTGACGTTTTTTTTCGAATCTAAAGTTGCATTGGGCATATCTGCTGATGAATCGGCTGATGCAATGTCAGGCAAGATTGAAGCAATGCTTACGACTTGGGGTGCGCGTGAAGGCGCAGACGGTCGCAGGTTCAATTATCAAGCTGCGCCATTTCAAGCATGGGCAAAAGAATTTGCGGCGGCTGGCAGACCTTTGCCAATGTATTTTCAGCATAATGAACAAGCAATGCCTGTCGGTCAATGGGATGAATTCGAATTTACCGATGAAGGCATGATCGGCAAAGGCAATATTTACACTAACACAAGTGCTGGAAAAGATTTATACACCATCATGAAAGAATCGCCCATGATGGTTGGCGGCGTTTCTGTTGGTGCGTATGCAGATGAATATCAAATGGTTGATGAAATGGGGGTGCCTGTTGATTCAATGGATGAAGAAGGTTATTTTAGTATCATAAAAGGCGGATTGGCGGAAGTGTCAATCGTGATGCAACCAAATAACCCGATGGCAAACATCAGCAAATTAGAATTTTTCCGCGAAGATGGTACAGCGGATTTAAAAGTATTTGAGAAGGCTCTGCGCGAAGTAGGGTTTGCTCGAAAGGATGCGACAAAGGCTGCATCCGTAATTGGCAAAGCGATAGGTAAACGTGACGTTCAACCTGTAATTGCTGAACCGAATACCGAAAGGCGTGATGCTGATTCG